CAACGGATTCACGGCAGCTATCGACTGGATCAAGTCGCTCCCCGCACAGGCGTTCCAGTGGGGCGCCGACATCATCCAAGGCATTGTAGACGGCATCAAGAGCTGCGTCGGTGCTATCGGCGATGCTGTTGGCGGTATCGCCAACAAGATTAAGTCGTTCCTCGGCTTCTCGGAGCCAGAGGATGGCCCTCTGAGCAACTTCCACACCTATATGCCCGACATGATTGACCTCATGGCGCAGGGCATCGAGGCAGGGAAGAGCAGGGTGGTCAAGGCGCTTGGCGTTCTCACCGAGGGAATGTCCGTAGCAGCTCAGTCCAATATCGTGAGCCCGGACACCATCGGCAAGGCCGGTGGCGGAAGCGGCGTCAGCCGCAGCATCACCCAGAACGTCAACATCAACAACCAGTTCAACGGCGACCGCGCCGGTCAGGAGAAGAGCTCCGAAGCCATGGATAAAGCATCCAGTGACGCGACGAGCGAAATGGCCCGCGCTATTGCCTTCGCAAAGTAGGTGAGAGCAGATGAGTAAAGCAATTCAGCCTGTCAGCATTGATGGTATCGAGTTTGACGCGCTCATGGGCTCCACCGAGTCGTATGACGCCAACGTCCCGGAGTATTCCGTGGAGACTGGCTTCTCTGTCAGCGACACCATCATCCTGAATCCAGAACAACTCGACATGACCCTGCTTGTGTCTGACCGACCGGTCACTTGGGCCAGCCGGTTTGGTAGCTCAGGTGATCGCGTGGGGCGGGTGTTGAAGCAGCTCAAGGAGCTGTATTTCAAGAAGCGGCTCGTCACCGTCACCACCAGCTCTGAGACCTATTCCAATATGGCGATTACGAGCATGAGCATCCCCAAAACGACCGCTATGATGGGTGCAGTAGAGGTGCCCATCAAGTTCAAGAAGGTCAGGGTCACAGAAGCAAAGACTACCACCATCCCAGCCAGCTATGGCAAGAGCGGAGCCTCTGGAGCCCCGGCGGGTACAGCCAGTACCTCGTCGGCCTCTGGAGGCTCTGGCTCTAAATCGGGTTCGTCCAGTTCATCTGGCGGTAAGAGTGGAGGGTCATCGTCTGGCAGCGGCAAATCTGGCTCCATTCTCTATAATGCCGCTTCCAGCGTCGGCCTGTTCAAGTGAGGTGAAGTATGGACTATATCATCATCGACGTTCCCGACATGAACGACAGCGTTTCCCGCGTTGTTTTGAAGGGGAAGCAGTACCAGATTCGCTTTACTTGGAGCGATACCGGGGGATACTGGTATTTTGGCGTGTCAGATGCGCTTGGAAACCCCATCCTCATCGGCGTCAAGGTTGTCCCCAGATTCCCACTCAACCTGTTCTGCGGCATCGCCGACCTGCCCTTCGGGGTGTTTGGCGTGTTCACCGAGCAGAAGCACATCGGGCGCTATGATTTTTTGAATGGGAAAGCCCGATTCGCGTTCGTCCCGGTTGATTGATGGACTATCCGTGGATATTCCGCAAAGTGTCACATGGACAATCCGTAGGACAAAGTAGTGGAAATGCCCCCAAAACAGCCTCGTCCGCAGAGTGTCACGCGGACAATCCGCGGACTGTCCATTCGGTGTCCTATAAAGCGATGCTGGAATATCCGCATCATTGGGCATCATCAGCCATCAAGGAGAAGATGAGGGTGAGCGAGCTCTGAAAATGGGAACTCGCTCATTCTCTGTTTTTCTCCGTTTATCTTACGTTTTCGTAACCGTCACGCACTTTGTCCGAGAAGTGTCACGCGGACAATCCACGGAAAATCCAGTGCAACCTAACCAAACCAAACCTAACCTATTATTTATAATAATAGAAAAGAAATATATAAAGAAAAGGGAGGTGCCATTTTGAAGAACTTCGACCGGCAATATCGACTCTCGGCTGGTCAGGCTGGGCAAGTCGGCTTTGAGATTGGAGCTGATAAGCCAGTCCCTCTCCACATCTCGTTTTCCATCCAAAAGGCAGACCTTCAAGCACAGAATACCGGCAAGGTTTCCATCTGGAATCTGAATGACCAGCATCTCGCAGAGCTGAACAAAGATGATTGCATTGTTGCCCTGAAGGCAGGGTATGGCTCGGTAATACCGCTCATCTTTACCGGCGTTGTCACCTTTGCCACCACAACGCTTGATGGCTCTGACCGATGCACTGAGATTGAGCTGGTTGACAATCGCATAGAGATCCGCGACACCTACGTCTCTTTGTCCTACGCCGGGGTGGTGAATACCAAGACCTTGATTCAGGACACCGCTGACCAGATGGGTGTCGCTGTCACGTTCTCCTATAACGCTGCGTTCTCAGACCTACCCAATGGCTTCAGCTTTGTTGGCCCTGCAAAGGATGTGCTCACCAAGGCTTGCCAGAGCAGCGGGCTTGTATGGTCGATTCAAAACGGCATCCTTCAGGTGAAGAAACCGGGGGATGTCATGTCTCAGGAGGTTTATGTACTCTCGGCTGATACCGGGCTCATCGGAATCCCGAAGCGCATCCAGATTTCCAGCGATGACGGAACCTCCGCCGCCCAGCATGGGTGGGACGTTGAGTACCTGATGAACGCTGCCATCAACATCGACGATTACGTCAAACTCGAAAGCAAGGCCGCGAGCGGCTTCTTCCGGGTGTACTCACTGGAGATTGAGGGAGACAACGTCAGCGGCGTATGGCAATGTACCGCTCGGCTATTGGAGGTGAAGGGCTGATGATGCAGGAGTTTGTGCAGCGCCTCAAGGAGATGGCGGGGGAGGCCGTCAACGGCATCCACACCGCAATCCCCGGCCAGATAGTAGCTTTCGACCCGGCGACCTGCCTCGCGGTCGTGGCGCCCTCCATGAAGTACAAGAAGCCAGATGGCTCGACCCTCCCGTATCCGAATATCTCCGGTGTCCCTGTCTATTTCCCACAAGGGGCTGGACAGAACGCATCCATCGCTTACCCTGTGAAGGCTGGCGATGGGTGCCTCATCGTCGTTTCTGAGCAGTCTCTCGACTACTGGATGTACCAGCGCGAAACCGATTCCGAACTGCGCTTTGACCTGACGAACAGCATCGCCCTTGTCGGCCTGTTCACCAAAGCTGGGCCGGGTGTCGAGAGGGCTTGCGCTGAAAATGCCATAGTTGTGACCGCTGGCTCCACGGTGCTCGCTGTGACTCCGGGCGGCGTGGACATCACCGGGAATCTGACGGTGAAAGGGGAGATAACGGCTATCGGCGATGTGGTTGGCGGAGGCAGCGTCAGCCTCGTCACTCATACCCACGCTGGCGTACACGGAGAAACCAGCGCTCCATCGTAAGGGAGGGAGAATTATGTTTGACCTGAAACTTGATGAGACCGGCGATCTGGAGCTGTCAGCCGTGGGAGATGTTATCCCCACAGACAGTATCGCTCAGGCGGTGAAGATCCGCTTGAAGTGGTTTCTGGAGGAGTGGAGGCTTGGCCCCGCGTTTGGCTTCCCGTATTTTCAAGAGGTCTTTGTCAAGAACCCAAACTTGACCAAAATTAAGTTCCTGCTGCGGGAGCAGATTATGGAGGTCGATGGCGTTACCAATGTCGCAGAAACCGAGATACAGGTTGACCCAAATACCCGGACGGCAAAAATCACCGTGGCTTTTACGGCGGATGGGTCGCCTGAGACCAAAACCGAGGAGGTGATTATCAATGGCTGATTATGGCTTGACCCCGCAGGGGCCGAATATCAAGCGGCTGGATGTCATCTTGGAAGAGATGCACAGCTCTATGTCGGAGAAGGTTGGCATCAACACCCGGCAGAATCCACAGTCTGTTTTCGGCCATCTGCTGACGAATGTGGGAGACCGCATAGCAGAGCTCTGGGAGCTTGGTCTCGACATCTACTATGCCATGTACCCATCCACGGCAGATGGCATCGACTTGGACAATGCAGCGCAGTATGGCGGCTCCACCAGAGAGCTGCCAGCACCGTCCTATTACCGAATCCTCTGCACCGGCATTGATGGGACGGTAATTCCGGCCGGTACGCTGATTGCCTCTGACACGAACCCCACAACGCAGCTTTCCATCGCAGAGCCGAAAACCATCGCCCGCAGCGCGTTCAACAAATCCACCATCAAAATCGCGGTCTCAGAGGTTTCCAGCCCCCTCACAGTGGTTCTCAATGGCATCCCATACTCATACACCCCTGAAGCGGAAACCTCCGCTATCAATGCCCTAAAAGGTCTCGCGGCCTCTATTGTCGATGAAGGCTTCACCGCCACAGTCGATGAGGAGGCCGCTTTGCTTTGCATTGAGGCGGTGGATGAAACGTCCTCCAATTCTCTGGTGCTCTCTGAGAACCTGACCACAGAAACGGTTGGGAGCATTGTCACCTTTGCTACCGTGGAGGATGGCGACATCCTGCTTCCGAATGGCGTTATCACAAAGATTGTCCGAGCTGTGACCGGGCTCCAGAGCGTCATCAATGTTGGAGCGTATATCGCAGGGCGGCTGGCCGAGGAGGATTCCAGCTTTAGAAAGTCCTATGCGGACAAGATTTATTCCCGGTCATCCCGGATGCTGGAGAGCATCAAGAGTGCCATTCTTGCCAATGTGCAGGGCGTCACATCGGTTGCCCCCTACGAAAATGACACCAACGTCGTGGACGATATGGGACGATGGCCCCACAGCATTGAGGTTGTGGTTGATGGGGGAGACTCCAATGAAATCGCACAGCAGATTTTGGACACCAAGGCGGGAGGCATCAGCACCTTTGGATCTGTCGAAGTGTCGCTCCCCGGCCAATACGGAGAGGACATCGTCGTTCGATTCAACCGACCGACCTATGTGAACGTCTGGTTCCGCGTTGGCATCACCATCAGCAAAAGCTCTGTTCTGCCGACCAACTATGCAGACCTCATCAAGGAGGTCGTTTTGGGATGCGTCGCAGAGCTGGAGACCGGCGAGGACGTTGTCCCTCAGCGAACCATCAACGCCCGGATTTACAGCACAGTTCCCGGAATCGACTACGTTGACATTCTTTTGGCTTCCAACGATGGTGATGAAAAGCCCGCTGAGTACACGCAGCGGAGCATCGCTGTCACCGCCAGAGAAAGGGCTGTGACCGCTGAGACGAAAATCGAGGTGGTCATTGATGGCTGATTTTGTCGAGAAGCTCAAGTCTGACCTCGTGGAGCAGTTCAAGGGCAAGCCGCACATCGAAGCGCTGATGGAAGTCATTGGTGAGCAGCTTCAGGATGTTGCCGATTTCTATGAAGACCTGAGAACCTTGCGCGGCATCCATACCGCGCTGGGAAAGCAGCTTGACGGCGTCGGGGACATCGTCGTTCTGAACAGGGCGGAGGCTGGCGTGTTGGCTCGACAAACCAAGGCAGAGCAGCTCATCACAGATGAGGTGTACCGCAAGTACCTGATTTACAAGGTGCTCAAGAACACCAACACCTGTACCTACCCCGACATCATCAAAGCGTTTCGGATGTTTTGGGAAACCCCGCTGTACTATTCCGAAGATCCAGAAAAGCCAGCAACCATCATCCTTCAGACCCCTGTGCTGCCACCGGAAATGAGCCCGCAGGAGCTTTTGGAAGCGCCCATCATCAAGGCTGCCGGTGTTGGTATTGAGCTTACCGCGACCACGGAGTCCCCGGTCGCTGAGACTGAGGTGTTTATTGGCGGCGCCATCTTCAATGGCGTCATCTCCACCCAAATGCCTGAGCTGACGGTGGACTATAACCTGAACGCGACCGCAGGGCTTGTTCCTGCGGTGTGGAGCGTCATGCAGACCATTTTGCCAGAAATCCAACA